GCTGTGTCTGTTACTCCACCTGGAGGTTTTGCATAGAATTCAAAATCAAAACTGGAATAATCCATATAGTTCAGAATCCGATCTGTTGTGATCAATTCTGGACCAATCTCTGAAGTGTCTGTGTAGTTACCTGCCTGTCCAATAACAGGAGGAGTCGTTAAATCAAAACGATCTGCTGATGCAGGATGAGCAGCAATAGTCCCTGAAACTGTTTCCGCCTTCAAGAATACAAGGGACGATCTACTACGATTAAGGGTCGTTGGTAAGGCCATGAATACTCCTTATCTAATTAGAGAAAATAAAAAATTGTATGGACACAGGTAATTCAAAATGTGCTCCTGAACTAAAACCCTGCTCCACTTCCAGCACCAAAAAATTATACAAGTGTGAACTCGTCTGGATGTTCTTCTTGTGAAAAATTGTCCGCAACTTATCCGTATAAGTCTTGGCCGAACTCATACCTGTATTCTCTATCAAGAGAAGATTCAGGCCTAAAGAGTAGTCCACTCGGATTGCACCAGATTCTGCAGGGACCTCCAAGATCTCTGAGTTCAGTGTGGTCATTGTTGGAATCAGATATTCTTGATCTGCCCTGTAAGTAAATACCACATTGGAATAGGCCCATGAAATTGTAGGACTCAGGTTCCAGTTTGTATTTAGGTGATCCAAGATTTCTAATTCAACTGTTGTCAAAAGACCTCACTTCTTTTTTACAGATCTGCGCTTCTTCATGCTCTGTTGCAGGGCCGCTCTCAAACGAACCAACGCCCTTTTTGTAAAATCACGATTTTTAGAACTGTATCCCTTCTCCAACATCCCAATGTAAGGTGCATTATTGAAGAAACGGAAATTATTCTCAAAATTACTTCTTCTCAAATAAGCAAAGAAATCCTTGTTATGTGCAACAATCTCTGAAACTCCAGGATATTGCATACCTGCTCTTTTGCCAGCAGGATCAGCAGGAGGTTTGGCCTGAACGCCTTCATGTAAAATCTCCCAGTGATATCTTGCATATCCTGTATCTTTTGGGGTGCCTGCAACAATCTCAGTAAAAGCCCCTTCTACTGCATCTGCAAAGTGATCCACCATATCCTTCCGAATCACATCACCCACTTCCTTGAAGTTTGCGGTAATACTCGACTTCCGCATCCTCTGTCGAATTGTTGCCATTAACCTATCGCCTTAATTTGATAAACCAAACGATCTGGCCCTAGATTCCTGGAACGTACACTTGCAACCTTGTACACCTTATCACCAATTACCAACTCATCATCAATTCCTTGTGAAGGAATAACTCCTGAAACTGGAGCAACCATAAACTCCAAGTATTCAGAACCCTCTCCTGTAGACCCTGAGTCGGTAAGTGACTCTTTTGAATCATCTCCAGATTTAGACAACCCTGTCTCATTTCTTTTGATTAGCTTTACAGGAATTTCCTCTACCGTTTTACTGATTGAGCCTGTTGCAGGACTATATGTGCCTGTTGTCACCTTACGATAAACTCCATCAATGCTTACTGTGATGCCTGTAATCAAGGAATTGTCAAAAACCTTGAGAACCAGATTCACCATTTCATTATTGAAGGACATTATCTTCTCAGTTTCATTGCCATTGCACTTCCTGACTCCAACAGGGGTCCAATGAAATTGGTAATGTTTCTATCCAAAGGTCTACTCAACGCATTTTTATTGAAATCCACCTTCAATACTCCATCAATCTGAACACTTTCAAACTGACGAACTCCTGGGTCACCCAGTAATTCAGTATCTCCCAATAAACGTAAGGCTAATTCATAGGTTGCAAACTTGACACGATTTGGAATCACTTGTTCATCAAAGTAATCAGAACGTAACCGTAACTCCATTGCAATGTAAGTTGCAGCAGCATCAGGATCAGGAAGAAACCTTCTAGGGAAACTCAAGGCCTGAGTGGTTGTTGTTCGTTCACCTCGGTAAATCAACTGATCCAGATAGCGAGTTGCCATGATCAATGCGCTTGCCTTGTCTCCTGAACCAGAACGATCCAAATAACTGATTGAAGAAACAGATGATTGATTCCCTGAAACTGTATACTGAAAAGACCCTGAAGATGGGATCCGATTAATGAAGAAAGTTCCACTCGCTCCTGCCACATTTGTTGTGATCTGAATCGAATGACCTATTGCAAGATTTGGAGTTGGATCAGTTACTCCTCCAACTGTCACCACTGTTTGATCATCAACAGTGCTGTAAACTCCAGAAATACTCGCACTTCCTGTCAACGTCAGGATCTCATCTCCAATTGAATTCCAGGAACTTGCACCTAGACGGTCTGCAAAATAATCATTGGCATTTGCCACAGTTGCAAAAGAGTTTGAACTAGCACCTTTGACTGTAGCATCCAGAGCCATTACCCAACCTTTGATTCAGTTTTTGGTTTTGTAGGGGAGGATTTTGAAGGCTTTGTTTTAGACCATCCATTACCATCACAATACATTTCTACTTTTCCAGCAGGGACCTTAACTTCGTCCCCATTTTTTTGATAAAGAGTAACCCACTCCATAGAATCCTTTATGCTGGCCCCCGTAGGGGCCGATTAAAAGAAAGATTAAGCAGAAGTAATCTTTACACCAAGTCTTCCATCAACTGCTGCTGCACCTACTAGACAATCCACAGAAATTAGATCCCGCTTCTTTTCGTGATCGTAACTCTGTAGAACACGCATAGACATGCCCTTGTAGTTGACAGTAGAAGCATTAGTCCCTGGACCCATAGGATTAGGTTGTGGAACAAACACCAACTGGAACGCATCAGGGTGGAATGCTGCACAAACATCGTATGTGTCTACTGCACCAGAGTTCCCTCTGATTTCTGCAACTGCATCATCTGCAACCACAACAGCAGCAGCGCCATTTACTGCAGCAACATCAATTGCATATAATCCAGGATTAATTGAAACATCTGTAATCTCATTTCCTGATGCAGTTTTTGTTGCACCAATTACAGAGTGATCCCGAACAACACCATCTGCATAGGTTATTGAGATAGTATCTCCCTCAACTACAGTCCCTGATAAAGAACTTTCATCTACTGTAATAACAGAAACCCCTTCTGTATAGGTTGTGCCCTTCATCACAACAGCCTTCTTTGTTGCATTTGCTGCAGAAAGAACAGTACCAACTGTATGAGAAGGAAGGTTCTGAGACATTACAGTGTCCAATCCCATGAAGCGTCCTAGTGAGGCCTCTTCAATTGGTGAAATTGCTGAACCTCGGATGTCTGCACGAACAAACTCAGTAATTCCATACAGTGCTGATTGCATCTTTGGAGAAACAACTAGCTTTCGTCCTGTGACAGGAATCCGCTGAGTATTCATCTTTTCAACAATTGCAGCAATTTCGGTTAGGCTATCTGGGGCAGTAAGGTCTGTGTTTGACCCTGAATCTGGTCCAAAAAATCCACCAAGAGTTTTTACCTTACTTAGTGCATAAGTATCAATCTTCTGAGCAATTGCCACCATTGCAGGTCGCAAAAGTCGATCATTGAACTCATCCACACTCATTGCAAGTTCCTTGGAAGATACTTCAAAGGATACATCAAATTGCTTTTCAATCTTGAGATCAACACTGTTTTCAACAGCATTTTGAATTTTGATGTTTCCAGAGTTTGATCCACGATCATACTCATCTACACCAAAGAAGGCGGGTCTTCGGATACGAATGGTATCTCCGACTCTGGCCCCAGTATAATCTGCGGTTGCAGAAGTGTTCATCATTGTTGGAGCAACGATGTTGTCTTCAAGAATTAGTAGGGCTTCCCGTGCAATAACATCGGGAGTCAGGAAGGTATTTTGATTACCAGCGAAATTGGTAGAGGTAACAGACATAGTTTTGCCTTTCCATTGAAGGGATCAAAAGGTGGGGATCTCTCCAACTTCAGGAGGCCCCTAAAAACAAAAAAGTAAGTAGCAGGCTCTCCTAGAGCAAAACTAATTTTTTCTCTTCCTCTGGAAGAGTTTTCATAAATTCTAGTTCGACTTTTCAGCAAGTCAATAAATAAATTAACGGATCACCCCCTCCTTTCGTAAACGTGCATATTCAGCAACAGGCATATTCCTCATATCTTCTGCACTGACTCCTGTTGCCCTTCTGAAGTTAGAAGTTGTTCCGGTGGCCCCGCCACCTGTGGATTGGAGAAACAATTCAGGTTGTTCTTCCCGCATCATCTCAATCAATTCACGAACTTCCATTGGTTGACCGTTGGTCCCATAACGAACTCCTTCTCCATCACGGACAAGGATCTTCCCTGTCTCATCATCAAAAACAACATCATCCTTGATCTGTGCAGACATTGCACGATACAAACGAGGATTGACTCCTGATTCTGCACATCCATCTACAATGGACTTCTCAATTTCTCTTTGTTGAAATTTTGATTGGGATTGTTCTGCCTGAGTTTTCCAGTTATTTAGATCTTCCTGGATTCTTTTCATTTGATTGGAGTGATCCTGTCTTGCTCGACTCAGAATACGCTCATTATATTTTTCACGATCTCCATTGGTGAAAAGACGCAACTCCTCATCTTTCTCAATTTTTTGTTTTAAATCTAATAACTGATGAAGAGAATCCTCTCCTCCTAATTCACTCAATACACTTTCTAGCTCCTTCGCCTTTTTCTGGGCCTTTAGTTTCTCATCCTTGAGTGCATAGTTATTGGACTTTAAACCAGAAATTTTATTTTCAATTGCATTGGAAACTATTTGCTCTACTTCTTCTCTGCTGAATGACTCCGATGAACCCAAGTCGATTTTTTGTCCTTCTTCCTGTACTTCTGATTTTGTCTCCATGGCTGTCTCTGACGCCTCTCCTCTTGTACCTTCTGATTCCATAAACTTCTGCTCCTCGCTAAAAGTGCTTCTTCGGCCTCTTCAGATAAAGGCCTATTGAATGTAAAAACATTTACTGAGCTTTCTCTGACAATACAGGCCCCAAAATATGGTTGTCCTGAAACAAAAGAAAGCATTGGGGTTAAATAATTGATGACCTCTGCTGCACGTTCTGGAGTTTTAAAATCCTTAATTCCACAACCATTGTTTAGTAACTTGTTTACTAAAATAATTGATTCTCGTACAGGATCAAATCCCTTCTTGTATTCAAGAAAGTCGAGAACACCCATATTTATAAGCTAAAATAAGAAAAATTAGAATTCCTAAAATCAAAAATCTGGCCTCTTGCAAAACCTCCTTTCTTAAACAATTTTAGTTTTTTATCTCCTAATATTCTGCGCTGATAATTCTCTGGCTTGTTCTTGAACCAGTTATTTAAGGTTACCGCATTAAAATACTTAGTTCCAACAAATGGTATCGGAGTTTTCGTTGAACCGTAGGTTTCAAGTGGCCCCTTATATTGATCCTTTCCCACAATAAGTTCATACCCTTTATATGAATATAGATTCGGTAGTCCAGTGGACCCGAATGGAGAGATATTGGAGAAAGAAACAAAATCTTTTGAAATAGCAGAATAAAAATGTAGTCGAGTTTTTGCAATTTGTTCTAGGACCAAAGTTCTGGAAAACGCATTGAAGCGATTCTTGAATACTGTAAAGATATTATCCTTAAAGTTAAAAGGCCTCGTACCACGGAATCTGTCAATTAAAACAAACTCCCTTTCCCCATAGGTCATTGAAGCATTATAGACAGAAGAGGATTCCATCTGCATATTTTGAATCAATAATCGTGAGGCCTGATAATGCGGAACTGACATTACAGTTGCAGTTACAATACTCTGCTTTGTTTCGCCTTCTGGTATTCCAAAGTTCTTTTCTAAAAAACTCTTTTCCTTTTCATTGATTACCAGAATTTGTTTTGCTAGAAAAAGATCCAACTTGGAAGTAAACGCCTTTATAGATTCATCTAGATTTTTGTTAAAGGTAATGACCCTTTCTCTGGAATTTGCCTTTTTGTTTTTCTGAAAATCTAGAAGGACCAAATTTACTAGACCATCCTGAAATGCTTTCAAGAGTGTTGCTATTTCTGCTGCAACATAAAAGGAATAACGGACAGATAGTATGTGGTGGTCCAATACCCTATCAATCACCTCTTCCTGAAAGAGAGAGAGATTTTCGTAATTCTTCGGGTTCAGAATCTTCAAGGACAACGCTTCTGTCTTGTTCGGGACTTCTTGTTGGGCCATGATCCATCTCTATTTTTTCACGTTCATCTTCAATACTGACATCATCTGGAATTACCTCACCGTGTTTCAGATTATACAATAATGTATCCATCGAAATGCCCCCCATTTGATAGGCCTGAACCAGCGAGATAATCTCCTGATGTGGGATTCTTACATCAATAAAGTCCATATTCAGTTCAAGTTGAACATCTGAATCGTCCAATCCTTCCCAACGTGTCATGAACTTGAGGACTTTTTTCAATCCGTTTTCAAGAGTGACCACTATATGTGAGAGTACAGAAGTTTCAACATTTTGACGAATCCGTGAAGCCTCTGCGCTTTCTACTCCTTTCTTGCCATCCATCATCCTGGCCCCAACTACTGCCATCATCTCTTCTTTTTCTCTAAGAGCATTTTCCAGGGAACCCAAACCTGCACCATTGAACTCTAAATATCCAAAACGTGCATTTTCATTAGGTACAATGATTGCGGTATTTCCGCCAATCCTTAATCCATGCTGGAATTCATCAGGGTCCACACCTGTCAAATAAGGTTGTGGTAAAGATGTGAAGTGTCTGCCATTTTCCAAATCTGCAGAGGTTCTATAATGTGATATTGAGATATTAGCTAAATCCAAAAGAGGAGGAGGACACAAACTATCCAATCCCATTCCAATTGCATTGAATGCAAAAACAGGAAATTCCTTCATCGCTTGTCCACGAATAGTTGGGATTGTTTCATAAACTATTTCAAAGTCTGTCTTTTGTTCCTCTTCCCCTTCCTCTGCTAAATTATTGCGTTCCTCATCATCTGGCCTTTTCTTGATTGCAACCTTTACACGGACATTCCCATCTTCATCATAATCATAAACCCTGTATTGTTCCTGCATCGAATGAGAAAACCCATCATCTGTATAATTTACTTGCTCTACAAAACAGGCCATGTGAGGAGATCCCTTGTCTAATCTCCAATTTATTCCTGATTCTGCAGTGTAATATGTAAGGTAACATCTGGAATCCCCATCCCGATCCACAACTACATTTACTCTTCCTGTAATTAAAATCTCTGTAATCAAAAACTGAAGAAACTCCATGAAGGACATGCCATTCATGTTGATATCATTCAGGTAGGATTCCATCTTTGGAGGAACCTTGATTAGTGGAGTTTTACGAATAGAGGCCCCCACCAATCCATTGATTGTTCTTCTCATTGTATTGAGAAAAATTGCTCTGGATTTGTAACTGTAATAATCCCCTGCATCCTGCATCGAAAGATAGGGAAGGTACTTTTGATTGCCATCTTTTACGGCCTCTTCACCTCTAAAACAATCCCTACATTTACTCCATAATTTCAAGTAATCCTGATATTCAGGATGTTCTGAATTAAAGCGGGGAATAGCAGAGTAATTGTAATTGTTATAGTAATACATTAGTTACAGTCCATGGATAGGGGCCAACTGCACTTCTTGGCGATTCACAGGATAAAGATATTCTACAAGATACCCAATAGAGTCCGTCATATGAGAAAGATCATTATCACCACCCTTTTCAGGAAGGTTCGTTCCTCGCTTATAAGAATGTTTTTCAAGTGCATTGATAACCCTCTTGCATTTCTTATGCACAAACAAATAGCGATCCCCATCTGCACTGCACAAGCGAGAGTTGACAGCATTGATGCGATCCCGAATTAAAGGGTGTTTCCTACGAAACTTACACTTAAAGCCATAGTTCTGCAAAATGGAAAGATCCGTTCTTCCTCCTGCAGAGGTTCTTGTCTGAACACAGGCCGGATCAGGGTATACTGTGATCATTTGTTCAGGATATCTAGAAAGAATCTCTTCTGCCATTTCATCAGTATTGGATCCAAAAATCTCTACTTCGTCCACCAAAAATAGTGTGCCATCATTTTCATCAATTTGAAACACTGTTGCTGTCATTGGATCAATATTAAAATCCATTCCTATGTAAACAGGTTCTGTAGGATCATAAGGCCGATCCACAACAGATTCTTCAAACTTAAACCCATAATATACTAAACCAGTGTAGGTTACAAACTGGGCCTCATATTCTTGTTCAAATGTCCTTGCATCTAGACTTCTACGGGCCGACTCAACTTCTTCTGGAGGAACGTTGCCTCCTTCTAGTGTAGAAAATTGCCAGGACTCCCAATCCTCTTCCTCTCCCTCATAGGCCATGGCCCATATATCATAAAACCAGTTTCGGCCTGAAGGACTTGATATAAACAAGGCCCCACCACCACGATCCGATAAAGTAGGACGCAACACTTCAGTCCATACTCGCTCTTCCACATAGGCTGCTTCATCAAGAACAAGATAGTCCAAACCAATTCCACGCAAAGAATCAGGATTATTGGCCCCCTTCAAAGAAATAACAGATCCATTTATCAGTGTGGCCTGAAGTGCAACCTCATGAAATGTCTTGGCCCACCCAATCTTCTGTAGCTTTTCCTTCAATACGGACCACATGATATTCTTGGCCGCAGAATAAGTAGTGGTTACATACCAGACATGAGAAAAAGGATAACGTGCAACACGGGCCATCTGGGACATTGAAAGATATGTTTTCCCAAATCTGCGTCCTGCTGCCACAACCTTGAAACGGGTATCTGAACCAGAAATCATCCTCTGTGCATCAGTAAGTGGCATCAATCCTCCCAAGGAAGAACAGTTGCATCTTCACGCAGTGCATCATCCATCCCAAGAGCCTTACGTTTACCCAAATATGATAAGGACAGGGTTTCCATTGTTATCTTACAACACTTCAAATATTGAAAAACCAACTCGGCCTCACTTTTTTCCAGCAAGATTTCATTCGTATCCTTATCCCGATTTCTAAGCAATCTTGTCTGAAAGTTCAGAACCATCACTCTCATACGCTCAGAGTCCTGAATAAAGTTTTCTGTCTCATGAACAGAACGCTCTACCTTATCTGCAATCATTGTTTCTTTCTCAGTTCGCTCTATCTCAGAAACAACTTCATGTTTCTTGGAACTTCTGATCCAAGAATTCTTCTTTGCGTATTGACGTATTGTTGAAGCATGAACCTTCAACTCTCTAGAAATATCTTCTGTCCGGTCACCGGACTCCCATCGTAGCTTCATCCTTCCAATTAACTCGACAGGAACAGAATTATTTGGCATGAATCAACTTTCTCCTTCCTCCTGATAAACTGATTGACACAATTCAATTACTTTTTCTGCTGCACGATTACCCAGAACTGTTTTCACAACTGTGGCCTCATCCCCTGTGAAGGTGAGATAGAGTCTAAAAATATCGTGATCTTTTCGCAAGGCCTGCCTTTCTTCTGCAGTTTTTGCTTCAGCAAGTTGTTTTTCCCGCTCACGTTGACGTTCTACTGCTGCAATTGAAGATGCCGCTGCTACGGTGCCTCCTCCACTGGAATCTATTTCCCTGGTTTCAGTAGTGACTTCAACGTCCTCCTTATCATCAAGATTACGATCATTTGATGGCTCCCAGGCCTCGGACCAATCCTCTCCTGCTAGGGCCTCTGGTGCAGGTACATCCTCCAAAAGTTTATTGATTTCTATATCATCCAGCATCAAGGAATCCTGTGCCCAATCCAAGGCCCCTACTTTTTCTAAATCCCTTAGCAATTCTGCTGTCAATTCTATATCTTCTGAACCCCTGGCCCGATTATGTCGCAAAGTTGCAATCTTGGCCTGTTCTTCTGTCATTGGCGTAACTACAACAGGAACTTCTTCAAACCCTAGTGTATTGGCCGCTCTCCAACGGTGCTCTCCATCAACAATCTTAATCCTTCCTTCTTCTGTTCTGATACAAACAAGTGGTTGAGTGAAACCATCCTCTGACATGGACTTGAGTAGCAACTCAAAATCGTGATCACTCTGTCGATTCGGATTCCATTCGTTTGGCAAAATATCATTGACGGGAAAATAGGAGACTTCCAGGGTTGAAAGCATCTTATTTTTCTTGGCAACTGTCCTCTTGCCCTTCTTTTTTACCTTATCCGAAACACGCTGTTGAGTTTCAGATGGTGTTGTATTGACTTTCTTTGTTTCAGAGGTTGAAACAGGATCTGTGGCAATCGACATGAAGTCCTTTTCAAAAGGTGTAATGTTTAATTGAAAGTTTTTAAACAAAAATTAGGAAAAAATCACTAAAAAGTTGGCTTGCCAACCCATTTACCGGCACCAGGTCTAAAAAAATCAGGATCAACCAAAGGCAAGAAAGAAACCTTAGAAGATATCGGATCTCCGTTATACATAGACAAGGTTAGCTTCTTCCAACTTGCCGTATTTCCAGTACAACTCATACACGGATGTACTTCAGGAAACGGGGTGGAAGCATGTTTTGCGTGTCTCCGCATATAAATCTCCTTGGCCTTCAAAGAACGATCTGCAATCCATTGAGGGGCCTCATCCACACAGGTGCGATGAAAACACTCTTCCCATGTCTCTCCATACTTTCTTGTTGGTGTCAGTGCATGTAGCCCAAACTTAACTCCTGTTCTCAACCCTTTTATTCGGGTACAGGCCTTATCAAACCACTGAGGCCATGCAGCAGAGGCCATCTGCAGAGTTTCGATTCCATAAGGATTCATTGTAGGAGGTCCAATTCTCATAATTGGTAGGGATACTCTATTTCTCATCATCACATCATAGGCCCGATTGTAGTCCAGATTGAACTCCTTGATAAACTTCCAGACATCCTTATTTGTCCAATCGTAAATCGGACGAACATTCGCCACACCATGTCGATTCTCACGGGTTATGTATCCTCCAGAAGTAAATAGTCCATAAAGTCGATATCTGGATTCATCAGTTCTTAGTCCAATTGCAGCATAAAGTTTCTTATCTGAATCAGGAGGAAACCGATCGGGGTGCGTCATTGAATCAATATTTTGCTCTGTTATCTTTGTGGCCCAACTTGGGGCCTCTCGCATCCATTCACTTGAATCCAGTTCAGGGTCCATTACCCAAAAATAAGGGTTGGCCCTATCGTAGACATTTACTATTGGATTATTTGCAACAATCCAAACCATATTGACTTCCGGACGTTGTGCAACACGTTCAGCAAACTCATAAGTTCCAGGAAACATCAACTCTTCATCCCTTAGAACCACGTCCACAGGTAAACGTCCTGTCATTTGGGCCGCAATAATACAAGTTTCCAACAATACTGTTGAATCCTTACCTGTTGAGAAACTAACAACTACACGGTGGCCTTCTTCATAAATAGACACCATCCGTTGTAAGGCCTCATCAAAAACATTATTACCAGTTTTCGCTCTAGGCATCTCTATTTCTCCTTACGATAGTTTAAGTAAGGAGTTCTTTGTGGAGATCGCATATCAAGTAATCGCATCTGTGGTTTGGATGTACATCGGTTCGTACTTTCCATTTTGTCTTTTTAAGAAAAGGTTGTTGCAAGGATCGCATTTGTATTTGCAATAATTCATAACAATTCTCATAGGTTATCTCTCTTCCAAGAGTTCCTCCATAATTTTTATTTCTCAATGTTTTCAAAACATCTTCACTGAAGGGGATAATCTGAAGTCGATCCAGATACTGTAAGTTTTCTAGAAGCAACCTCCAGTTTCTAGGACTTGGAACAAGAGTATTGCAATGAGGCACAATATCCTTAAACAGGTTTTCGGAACTTGTTTTACGTTCTTCTGGATAAACCGTTCCATAGCAAACAAGAACCATTCTTCCTCCTGGTTTTACACAGGCCCAGAGATTTCGCACAGCAATAGAGATATCTCCCATGGACTTTAGACAATTCAGAACAGTATACAGGGACAAAACCAAATCAAATCCATTGAGCAATTCAATGTGTTCATCTTGAGAAGTGACAGACATATGAGTGACGCGTTTTTTAGGCCATTTCTTTTTAAACTGTTCCACCATTCCCACGGACACATCATATCCCACATAATCCAAGGCCTCCGATACGGACGGCTCCAACCGATCCAACAACATTCCGGTTCCACAGCCAGCGTCAAGTACCCGCATTTTTGAGTCAACTCCCAAATATTCAAGCAAGGAGCGATCTTCCGCAAGCGTCAACACTTCTCTCTCAACTCGGGCATCATAATATTCAGCAATTAAGTCATAATACTTCTCAGCATCCATGGATCATCCTTATCAGGGCCATAAAAAGGGGTAGTAACTAGATAGGTGACGCGATTTTTAGGGGGAGCTCAGGAGGAGTTCTTTTACAAGCGGACAATCACCTCAAAAAAGAGTCAAGTCCTCTGACGTACAGAGTCAACTCTCCGAATCGGGCAACTTACGCTTTCTTCTATTTGACTTATCATGAATATGGTCAAACTTACCTTCGGACCATTGACGTTTCATGCGTGTGCTCATTTTTTCTGCTGCCAAACACCCACAGGACTGAGATTTGCCATTCTTTAAATTACCACCAACCACATCACGGAACCAACCGCACTCACAGACACACTTCCATACAATCTGTTTGTAAATATTATTGTCAACTCTCTCAATAACCGTCCATCTTCCAAACTTCTGGCCTGTAAAATCCTCAAATTCATTCTCAAAGGTGGACCAGGGCCTTCTTCCAGAGTTCCTATTCCCCATAAATCCTCTAAAATACATATTCGTTTACTGTTTCCAGCAAAATCTTCATGTCCTTCAACTCAAAATAGTCCACAAAATAGGCAGGCCTCCCATTATTCTGAATCTCCTTCCAATATTCCTTCTTTTTTGCATCCTTACCCAACATCCAACCCTCAATCCAGTAGGCCCCATTCACTCCTCGGACTAAAATAAAGGCCGAATCATCAGGATCCTCTGGATGAACTACCAATTGGGCCTTGGAATAGGTACTGGAACGTACTTCCAAACGCCCTACATCTCCAGAGGATAAATCTCCAACCTTTCCATCATAATCGCCTATCCCAAATAGCTTTGCTACCGCATATTCTGCGAGACACCCTTCGATGTGAAGTTGCCAATCGTTG